TCATACGGTATGACAGACACTATGGGTCGTATGCACTCAGACGCTCAGTTCGCTGGTTCATCCTCAGTTCCTGCTCACGTAGAAATGATGGGATTCCTGGGAATTGGTAACAATCCGATGGTAGGTTGTACAGTGGCTTGTGCTGTAGATATTTCACAGGCTTTGAGCAAGTAAGCGCAATTACTTAATCAATATAGTAAATCCCTGTAACTGATAAGGTTGCAGGGATTTTTATTTTCAGTAAGTTCATGTATTGAACTACTGATTTATCCCTCTCCTACCTTTCAATATCAATCAAGAATAATGAAAATGATTGGCTAAATTTACTGCATAAAACTGTCTCATTAAGTCGTAAATGGGTTGCACGATTAAGGATGGTTTAAGGGGAAATTTAAGCAGAAATAGCAATTATCTTGCGACTTATTCGCGACCATTTTTCTGTTTTCTTACAAGTGGTCGCAAGATACAGGATAACAAGCTACATCACAGATAGATATATCGTATTTAAAGGACTTCCAAATGTCTAATTTTAATTGATTAAACAATGGAAAGAAGTTCATTTTCAATTCTCTTTTCAATAAGAGAAAGTAAAGCAAGAAAGAATGGTAACACGCCTATTGAGGTTACAATCACTATCAATGGCGAGAGACGCTCTTTCTCAACAGGTAAACAAGTTAAAGTAACCAGTTGGGACAAGAACAAGCAATTAGTAAAAGGCAAAGACGAAGAAGCAGCAAGCCTCAACAACTACCTTAAAGCAGTCAAAGCGAAACTGTATGAGAGAGAAGCTGAATTATTAGATAGAGGCTTCGTTATCACAGCCCAACTTCTATACGATGCTTACTTTGATAAAGTTGAAATCTTAAAAGAGAAATCTCTGCTGGAAGTCCTTGCAGAGCATAACAAAGAACGTAAAGCAATGGTAGGCAAGAATCTCGCACCTGCTACTTATTGGGTGTTTGAGTACACAGCCAGATTACTCAAAGAGTTCATTCAATCCAAATACCAAAGGAATGATTTATACTTAAGGGAATTGAACCTTAGTTTCATTCAAGGCTTTCACTCATTCTTATTAGGTGAGAAGAAGATGGGGCAAAATTCCAGTACCAAGCATCTAAAGTTCTTAAAGCAAATAGTAAACTTAGCAGTTGCCAACTCTTATATGACATTCAATCCCTTTCTACCTTATAAGATAGAACGTGAACCTGTGGAGATTGATTTCTTAGACGAGGAAGAACTAAGAAGGATTACCAACTTCGACACTCCTATCCCACGCTTTGAGAGAGCAAAGGATATGTTTCTGTTTGGATGCTTTACAGGTCTTAGCTACATTGACATTAAAACCTTAACACCAGAGCACTTTGAGAAAGATGGCTCAGGTAGGATATGGATTAAAAAGCGCAGAGTTAAAACAGGTGTGCTATCCAGAATCCCTCTGCTTCCTATCGCTAAGCTAATATTGGATAAGTACAAAGGTGGAGATAAGTTATTACCTATTCAAGACCCTGCTGACATTAATAAATATCTGAAAGACATAGCAATATTATGCGATATAAAGAAACGAATCACATTTCACACAAGCAGGCACACATTTGCCAGTACCGTTACGCTCGCCAATAACATATCACTGGAAGTAGTCTCTAAGATGTTAGGTCACACCAATACAAGAATGACTACTCACTATGCTAAACTTATTGATAAGTGCATCGGTGAGCAGATGGATAAGCTAATGGATACTTTTACAGGAGAAACAGACTATTAGCTTCATTAAAAAAAATCCCACTTGCAGCAATGTAGGTGGGATTTTCTTTATACATTTGAACAGCCTAATATAAAACGCAAATGTATGCCAATAGATAAATTCACAGAAGACATCTACATAGAAAAAGAATATCAGCTACTTGAATACATGGAGCAAGTTGCTTTAAAGTTTAATCCAGACATGGGCTTTGATGATGATGGAAATATGCACCCATGTGGCACGCAAGCAATAGAACGATTCAAAAGAAGATATAATATAGGTAGAATCAACGTCAATTTCAAGTTTGAGGATTATCTACATAATAAAGAAGCACAAGCTACCTTGCAAGAATTAGGAGTAGATATAGAAAAGTTCTGGTACTTGCTTCTATTTATTATGGATTACACAGAAGGTAGTTGTTGGAACGCAACAGAAATAAAGGAATCACCCAAAGAGCAATTAGAGAAGCTAATCAATTTGATAGCAGATAACTGTTCTGATATAAATCGTGTGACTGGTGCAACCTTCACATCTCCCATAACTATCACTATTAATGCCAAAGGTAAGCAAACACTTACCATTGACCACCCTAATACAATAGCTTATATAGGAATATTATGTGCTAAGGGTATTAGTGACATTGAGAACGACAGTATTCTATCATTGAGGTACAGTGACTTTAAAGACACAATAACTGAATCTGATTCTATGCGTATATATTTATTCGCTAAAATGTTCCTATACTTCTTTGAAGAAAACAAGCAATTCAACAAGAGACAGAAGAAAGGTGATATAATTTCATTAGGCAAACATCTGCTCATCTCTAGACTTGCCTGTTTTACAGGATTAACATCAAACAAGAAATATTCAGAAGACGAATCTCCCTTAAAGGCAATTCTCAAAGATTATAGCAATAAGGAGCTATCTATTGCAAACAATTACTACTTCTAAAAGCGTATTTCGTTATCAATCAGCCCTATTCTTATATTCCAAATTAAAAAGGAGTAAAAGAGTAGGTTTTTTTTACTCTCCTTTGCTTCCATTATTTCCCCCCATCTTTGCAGTGTAATCAGAAAGCTAGTAGGCACGTTGCCACAGTCATTACCTGATTCAACTAACAAAATGACAACAATAATTAAAACAGTTGAGAACGCAAACGAAGTAATTAACAATCACAAAGAAATGAACATGAAAAATTTGAACTTACTATTTATCGAAGGAAATCGTACAGAAATCGACAAATCAAATGTAGTCGAAGCATTCAATAAGATTAAGGCTTTAGGCTTTATTGAGACAATGCCTATCGAATACTTTCCTATGGATGAAGCAATTGAAAAACTAGGTGGTCGCAAACTATTAAAGCCAACAGTAGTACGCTCTAAAGGAGAAGGAAATCCTACTATCAGCAATTTCAAAATTGTAATGGAAGAAGTAAAACCAGAAGATTATACCCAATTCGATGGCGTATGTGAAGATGGACAGCACAGAAGCTTAGCTTTAATGTTCGATGAGTTGAAAGAGGTCGAAGCTAAATATGCAGAAATCACATTGCCAGAAGGTATGGATATTTTAGCTTACATTTCTATACGCAATAATGGTAAGAGATGGACTAATGATGACTTCTATGGTTCTAACATTTCTACAGGAGACAAAAGAGCAGATTATATTCTTGGTAAAATGAAAGAAGGTTATATTGCTGCTTTCCTCTTTAACGTGTACACACTTGGAACTTCAAATCTCACAGCATCCCAGATTAAAGCTGTTCAACAGGGATATAAAAAGCTGAGTGATTTTGGAAAAATACAAATCAGTGCTGATATACAGACTAAAGGCGACAGCATTTTGAAAGCACTTGCTGAAAATAAGTTTATGAGTAAAGATAGATTCTCTGGTCGATTTGGAGCAGGTCTAAAACAATTCTATGGAGAAATTGAGGAGAATTTGGATAAGGTAATAGCCACAATCAATCTACTAAACAAAGAGATTTGGGATGCTTACTTTACTCCCAAATCAGGTCAAAGCATGGAAGCTAAATCATACAAAGAAGCATTACTTGCAGTATCTAAATTGATTAAGTAAAAAGAAAAAAGAGCCAATGTGACAGGTTGGCTTCTCTACTCTAAATTTTGGGGTAGGTAGATTTTGGTTGACTGCCCCTATATCAGCAGATTTATCCAAAATCCCACCCCCTCAAATATTCAATCTAAATTAGAATTAAAAAGATTTACTACAATGAAGATAATTGATGCTATAATAAATAAAGGTGAATGGTTACTGGATGCACTAAAACGCATTGACCACAATATGATACCCACTAATACCATTCTGGATAAAACATTAACTGGATTGGGAGCTACCCATAGTGAGATACACTCCAAACGCAACTCCATAATCATTGAGCCTAATGTTCCTGTAATCTTAGGCAAACTCGATGAAAATGAGAATCTGGAAGCAGTATATGAGAAGTGCGAGCCGCATACAATTAAGAGCTATCTACAAATGGATATTCCATTTAAGAAGATAATCACTACACCAGAGAGTTTTCATAAAATCAGAAATGCTGCTAATAAATTAGGAATCAATATATATAAAGAATACTTCTGTCTGTTTGATGAATGTGAGAAAATTACACAAGATATTGATTTCAGAAGAAAGATAGCCCAACCCATCTACGACTTCTTTCAATTTGAGAATAAGGCATTTGTCTCAGCAACTCCTTTGCCAATGTCCCACCCTGAATTTGAAAAGCAAGGTTTCCAGAAGATAAAGGTAGTGCCTACTTATGATTACAAGAGGGATTTGGAATTGATTG